AAAGGTCTTTCCCTTCTGAACGCCCTGGCTGTGCCACTTCTCTACCCACTGGCATATCCGTGCATGGACGATCTCCATTACATCCTCTGGATACTCGTGGCGCTTGAGCATCTCATCCAGTATTCCCTCGAGGCGAGTGAGTGAATCTTGTTTGTCCATAGGCAGCATGTCATGCAGCTCAATCTTGCCATGTGGAGGCACCATCATCACATCCCCCTTACGTTGCTATCTTTTCTATCAAAAGAATATCCGCTGTGCCCGTCCTGTTGGCAAGAGAGTTTGGAGCACCCGAGACCTCCCATGAATCAATGCCGTATGAGAAGGACGACCTGTCCCTGTCCACTGCGACCAGCTTGGACACCTGTCCGAACTTAAATGTGACCTGGGTCACAGTAGAGATCAGTGTCGCCAGGTTTGCGATAACCGTCTCCACCGACTGCCCTGTCTCCCGAGCGGTCTGCTCCAGATCAATGGTCATCCTGTGCTCGTAAGCCGGTGTCGGTGAGATATAGCCCTCTACCACTATGTCCCGAAGTTTCGGCGTGAAATTTTCAGGATTGTCACCGGAAGTACGGCGATACAGATCAATGTGCAGCCCAATATTCTTTGCGGACTGGCCGACCGTAGACGCAAGGTCTCTCTTGGTCGTAGCTGAGGTGAAGTTGCCTATAGTTGTGTCGTCTCGATCAGCGCCATCATGCCCGTATTTAACAGTTATATACTCATTTGACGCAGAACTGTTCAAGTCGTCGGCTATCACATGGACCGATGTGAAGTTCTTCGACTCCTGGGGGATGCCGAAGTCATAGTAGGGCAGAACAATATGCCCTGCCTGTTTGTCAGCACGGGCCGCCCTTTTGATAGTCACCCCGGATCGAGGGTTTACGAGAGGCTGACCAAGGTACTTGCTCAGGGTGGAATCAGTATCGGCCTTCTGTGAGAAATGCAGCCTTGGAGTGCCGTCATCTTCTGCGGAGAAATCCAGCCATCCTGCCGCCTGGTTAGCCGTACTGTCTTTCGCCATGTGGTGCCAGCCCTTGCCGTTCCAGGCGAGTATCCTGGCGTTTCGCGAAGCAGCTCCACCACCCACGGATATAAACAGGAACTCCCCTGTACTCTTCATCCACTTGACCGGGCCGAGCATGTCGGAAGGGACACCATCGCCGCTGGCAAGGCCATACCCTGCCTCGAAGAGCCTGGCGTCACCGCTAACGGTCATGCGGTATATGGGGGCAGGGCTGCTGTTGTCTACGCCCTGGGCAAACCAGAGCGCCCCCTGATGCACAGTCATCCTTCGACAGTTGTCATCATGGGCTGGCATGGGGAACACCAAATCCATCGTCCATGTCGAAGGAGCTGTATCCACCTTCCAGAGCCCTTCCCTGGTGCCCACATAGAGCTTCTGTTCACCATCTATGTCCTGGTAAACAGCAATTCCCTTGGGCCCGCTGCCGGAGGATATATCTACAGCCTCGTCCCTCCATGTCACGGTCGTTCCGGTTGTGATAGCAGAGAAAAACGTGATAGTCGAATCGTCCTCATGCCAGACAGCAGCAACCAGCTCTCCCCCTATGTCGGAGAGAAGCCCTGCGTCCCTATATTCGTTTGCTGTCACGGCAGAATCCAGTAGGCCAGCCGTGATCTCAGTTGAAGCATTTGTCCATGCAGCGCCGTCTGTGGAGGCGTAGGTAATATGATCGTCTTCCGATGCCGTAAGCGCCACCAGCCTGTCCTTCTGCTGGATAAGATCCAGTCCGATGGGAATAGCCAGTTTGATTGGGGTGGCAAGGATAGCCCATGCTACGCTCGAAGCCAGGGTCCATGACATGGTCGTGGATGTGCCAGTGGCAAGCTCCCTGCTCGTTGCACCCCTATGATTAGAAGTGACAGTTAAATTAGATATCTGGGTCTGGGAGGCATGTACAGTGGCGGTGCCGCTTCCCAGGGCAACCATGTTGTCGAACACATACTGGCCCGCGACGGTTGTTGCCGCGACTGACGGAGCCGTAGAACCAGCGTGACTGGCATTAGCCGTGGTACCCACTGGGTCGGACTGTAATACACCAACGAAGCTCTGGGCACCAAGCGATACATTTCTGGCACTATAGCCAATAGTCACGACTATGTTGTTTGCCCCTGTTGCTGGGGCTACCTTGTACCAGGTACTACAGTTAACATCACCCTGCGTTTTGCCCGCAGCCTTGGTCATGGCATCCCCGTTATAGGTCACCCCACTGGGATCGGCCGCAGTGCCATCTTCGATCTGGACTCCCACAACAAGCAGGCGCTGGGGACCACTACATGTATGAGCCACCGTCAGACTGGTAGTACCACCCTGACTACCACTACTGGTAGCATCCAGGTGGGTGGATTCACTAACATCACCACCACCGGTCCATGCTCCTACTACAGGATCACTTCCCGATGTTGTGTACTTGCGGGCTTCTATCGACCGGAGGTTCGAGGCCAGCTTCTCCCACAGGGACCAGAAATCCCCCTTGAATGCCGCAGATGCCCGTATAACATCAAGGGTTGATGAACCTGCTGTAGTCGACGAAGCCTCGACCAGGATGGGAAGATAGATCGAATCGAACCACCTGGTGTCACATGTGGAGTCCTGGAAACGCCTGTACTCCTCTGGCTTGAAGGCTGAGTCCGAGTTGATCCTGTACCGCCCAAAGCCTCCCGTGAGATTGGGGATCACAAAGGATTCGTAGGGGGCCAGGTCCTCCGGCCTCGTCCTTCCTGTCTGGCGGAATGCTTCCACGAACTGCCGCACAGTTGCGGTAGAAACCTTGGTGCCAGCTCTGCCCTCTACTAGGGAATACGCCTTCGCATTGATCTCAACGTCAAGAGACATTAGAAGACCATTCGAGGGACTGCCACCGGGGGTGACTTGACCCTTATGAGATCACCTTCAATAGCCCTCATGTAGCTTAACTCGTACTGCCTTGCCATCTCAGCCCAGTTGGAGGTGGGGTTGGATGCAGCTATGCGGAGGGCTATGAGCTGGCGTACCTTGTCGTAGACTGGATGAAGTAAATCCCCGTCTATCTCTACCGTATCACTGTCGGAAGAGACCGGGGAGAGGAGGTCACGTCCCACTACCCGTATGCGGTGCTTGCTGGGAAGTATTGCATCGAAACGCAGGACACCTCCGTCTGAAGCACCCGCCACTGGAGGGACATGTTCCCAGTTCCTAAGTTCGTTGTAAGGTACATCCGTCATCTCGCTCTGCCCGATAGTCATCCAGATCTCGTCGATATAGGCGGCAACATTTGATGCTGTTACATGAACTCCCACCACCGCTGTTGTGGCATTGTGAGCAAGCGTTGCACTTGCCTTCATCAGTTCCCACCCCGTCCCGCCATGAAAGCTGCCAACTGCTGTCTCGATATAGAGTTTTACCCTACTTGCTGTATTGCAGTATACCCATGCGGACAGATTTACTTCCTGACCTTCAGTTGGCAATGTTGTATACGACGATGATGCAGGGGTAAATGTCTGAACCAGTGTTGTGTTAGTACCTGCTACAGCAAGCCTACCGGAATTGTCTCCATGAAGAACCAGATAATTTTCCGGGTTGTTTGTCTGTGCTTCCTTGTTAAAAGTAGACCCAGATCCTGCAAGGGTCCAGTTGTTTTGTGATCCCGGAGTGAGCTGATCTGCGTCCCAGTCCTCGAAGTCTCCATTGAGAAGGAGATTATCCCCGGAATTTGCATTGCGCCTGTTGCCAAGATAGACCCGGTCTACTTTGCGTATCGTGCTTGGAAGGGTATATGTGTGCTGGCGGTTGCCAGTGACGACAGTCTCAAGATCCCGCACCATCGAAATCTCCGGGTACACTATCTCCCGTGCCTCATTGTAGAGGTTCTGGACCTCCGTGGGATCAAGCGGTGTGAGTTCAAAGGACGGAGAATCTCCGCCTGCATAGTTGGCTCCCAGATGCGTAAGCGTACCCGTTGATTGGGCATAGTCTGTTACACGCCTGATCTTTCCTGCATCATTACCTGAAGTTATATGTACAAACCACTGATTGTTGAAATAATCATCCACCGGGAATCTATCAGTGAGCTTTGTGTCAATAACGACCTTATCTCCAGCTAAAGCACTGGTGGTCGTAGAGCTTGTGATAAGCCCCAGAGGACGCAGAATGTCCTGCCTCATGGTAGACCAGGTGGTCGTTGGCATCAGGCAACCTCATCCGCCGCAGCTTCCAGATCCTCAACCTTTGCCTCAAGTTCTCTGACACGCCGTGCCATAGCTATGTTCTGTGCCTTGAGAGCTACGGATTCATCAGACCTTATGAGCATATTCAGGTCTTCCACTGTGATCTCTATTCCACTGGTGCCGTTGGTCGTCATGATGATTTACGCTGGGCTCTAGGCTTGGACTGCCGTGTCTTTTTGGCACGGGCTGCCGCTGCCTTCCCCTTCTTCGTGTACGGGTATTTTTTCCCTCTAACTACTGGCATCATTGCCTCCTATGTTGCCTTGGTGTAAGTCTTAGCAGTCCAACTTGCATCAATCTGGGACTGTGCATTAGCTTGACTTACTATTACACTGGCATATTTATTCACATGAAGTACCTGCCATTCGGCATCTGTGTCTATAGTGGCATCTAATGCAGTAGCCCGCTTGAGGGCTAGAACTCTGGTCGCAGAATCAAGGACCACGCTCTTAGTCACCCCGCCTTCAACGGTTATTGATACGGTAACATCGCCTGTGGCCATTATTTCGCTCCTTCCAAGGCCATGAGCCTTGCCTCTAATGTTTCATTTCTTGAGTTCAGTTCATCCATATGCCGAGTGGTGTGCTGATAAAGCTGCCTTATAGAGTCTACCAACAATCCGTTCAAACCCTTTGTAGAAACGAAATGATGTCCATCATCGTTGAATGTGATAACACCTGAATCATGTAGCACTTTCTTGTTCTCTTCAGTCCATGAGGAGAACGTCTTCCCGTAATTGTTGGTTGTAACAGCCCTAACGGTATCCAGGAGGGCTATGTCATCATAGTCATCCCAGTGCTCTGCATTGGTAGTGCCGTCATAGTGAACATCTCCATCCTCATCCACAAGCCATACAGCATTTCCAGCATTATGAATTGACAATAGATTCTCATCTGACCCCATGATGGTAGCACCACTACCGCTTCTAGTGTAATGATGAAAATTGACAGTACCAAATCCAGCAGCAGTCTTAGTAGAATTGCCGCTGCCTACTATGCTATACACAGTAAATCCTCTATTGCTCTGTGAAAGACCTGTTATTCTCAGGCCGCCATATGCTGCATCACGTTTGCGAAACGTAGCGTATGTGTCAATTTCTGCTTCACTTGATACTGAATGATTAACATCAGAAGACTTAAAAGATAATATTTCATCATCATTTGCGCCCTGATTAATGGTTAAACCTAACGTCACATCGGCGTTGGAAGTTTCATTAATTAAGACACTGCCACCAGACGTAACTCTCATACGCTCTGCTAGCGTTTCCCCCCCATCTGTAGTTGTGTGAAACTCAATAGATCCGGGCATATCACCAGTTCCCGGAGTTCCGTCCACCACAAACTGTATCGACGCTGCGGGAGCCTCCAGGTCTGTACCGTCATCACCATAGGCGATAATGTTCCCCAATACCTCATCATCTGTCACGACGGTGTGTGATCCAATCGTTGCGTGGCCACCCTTTACCAGTGCCAACGTGGGGGCCGCAGCCCTTGTCGCGGTAGTGGAGAAACAAGCCAGCATAGCTGAGGAGTCAGCCATCGCTGTCCCTATAACCTGTAACTCCGGCACGAGATCCGTGGCTCCGTCACCAGTGGAAATCGTTTCCTTCCCGGTGTGTCCTATAACCACGCCAGTGCCATTGGCAAAAGTGGTAGCGCCAAATGCATTAGCTGCTGCGGTAGACGTAATGCCCGCTGCTGCGGTAATCCCACCACCATCAGCTATAGTGATGGCATTGTCACCATCAGTGAAGCCAATAGCTGCGGTCTGGACCTCTCCTCCAACCTTTATGTCTCCTGACACATCTACCCTTGTACTGGCATTAAGGTCAATTATTGCCTCGCCATCAATGGTCAATGTTCCATCTGCTGATTGATGTATGAACGAGGCAGCATCACCAAATGTTATTTTATTGGTGGAGGCTACCCCAATTGCCCCCGTCACAGTCAGGGTAGAGCCATCGAAGGTTAGGTTGGCCTCGCCCTGGATGGTCTCACTGCCCGTAGCCGTCATCACATAGTTGTCAGTACCGCCGCTGGCAATCCCAAGCGGCTTTCGTATCCCCTGTGGTAAAAATGTACCTGTTGCCATACTTACGCTCCTGGCGGTCTAATTGGGGGCTCGGTTGTAGAATGTCCAGTCTATAGATGCGTTGGTGGATGTCTTCTCTACTGCACTGAAATTAACGATCTCGTATCGACTTCGCAGTATAATCGTGTCCTCTACATCCCATTCAGTGCCTTTCGTTGCGGTCGGAGTCGTTCCGTCCCGTGTCTCAGAGAGACTTGCCAGACGCACATGGCCCTCGGCATAACGGGCACTGCTTGGAATGTTGCCAGAACCGATCCCTGCGGCAGTGTCACTCACATCCTGCACATACAGACTGTCTGCTATCGGTGAAAAGTTATAACTAGGCATTGCTCTTACCTCTACTGTTGCTTTCGGCCATTGCCTTAATGCTCTCCGTAAGGGCCCTCCGCTCCAGTCTCTCCTCTGCCCGTTCCTCACGAACCCTCTCGTTTTCAAGCGTGGCATGAGCCCTTGGGTGGCGGGTTCGCATATGCCGCGACCTATCGAGTTCTGATATAAAGTTCGACTTGGTGCAGCGAACGAATCCCATACGATCATGGTTCTCCCTGTTGGGATCATCCTCATGAAGAAAACATTTGAGGGTGCCTTTCACAGGCGTAACTCCTTCAGGTTTTCGCGTCGAGAAGACATAAGTGCCGTTAGAACGTCTCTTCTCAAGTTGCTGTGGCAGCATGTTCCGGTTTATCACAGAACGGTTACCCGTCTGGGTATCGTAAACATACACCCATCCCGCAGTCTGAAGCTCTACCGTAGTCATGGTCATCTCCGCAGTCCGGCTTAAAACCGCACCTGCTTTCATGTCCCCTGGCTCCTCAGCATCTTCAGCATCCCTGAGCATTTCCTCTACAGCTACGTTATCCTGTGCCATTATGTATTCCTCTGCTTCCTGAACATGGGGCCGAAGGTGCTCGAACCCCTCTTCCATAAGTTCCGTTCCTCGATGTTGTCCCAGAAGATCTTGTTCCAGTTCTTCGGACGCACCTCCGTTTTCGGCGGGGGCATGTTGTTCATGTCCCTTGCCAACTGGAGTGCCTCCTCTACCGTGTACAGGGCTTCTCCTCCGCCCTTTCCGTCTGGCACTCCGCATATTAACTGAAATTCCTCCCCAAACAGACGGGCGTCGCCGATGTCACGGTTCAGCTTGACCCTTCGATCATTCCGTATCACCGTAATTACCTGGTAGCGGCGCACACCTTTAGAATCAGGAGCCGGTCGGTTAAACTCTGCGAGATACCAACACGGCTCATGACTCCATATATCTGTTGTGGACAGCTCAATAATTGCTGCCACCTGTTACTCCTAAGCAGTCCAGTCCCGGAAGCCCCGTGCGTACACGTAGTCAACCTGGAAGTTGTGGGCTGCTGCTGCCCGGTTTTCGCACATCAGCACTGCATAGAATACGTCTGACGCAGTGATTGCCCCAGTGATGGACTCAACCAGTGTCAACTCTTTGTCAGCAGCCAGTAAATACTCAATTCGACCACTTGGGCTAATCTCTACCCTGGCTACCACAAACTTGTCAAGAGTGACTGTTTGACCCGATGAGGTTGTCGTGGTAGCTGTTATAGCCGTGCCGTTCTTGTTTGTGCCTGTGACAGCACCTCCGTCACCTGATGCAGGTCGGAATACGTCTGGGGCATTTCCGTCCAGGTCATACTGCAATCCTGCGACTCCGCCCGATCCGTTGATAGCCATAGTCAGAGTTGCATATTCGGCAGGCATAACGGGTGTGCCCATAGCAAGGGTCTCCGTAAAGCCTGCAAAGAAAGCTACATTGAGGTCATCAGCTACCTTGAACCTTGCTTCCATGACAACACCCCCGTCAGAGGGCTTGAAAGGCCCCGCATACAGCGCCACGTTGTCGTTGTCGCCGGTGTCCGTGAGGAACTCTAGTATCCCTCCGGGTTCATCAACTATCTGGTTAAGGGTGCCTTCGTTTTCAGACACCATTCCCCAGCCACCACCCAAATCAACTGATGTTGATGCCCAAGTTACATCCTCGTAAGAACCGGTGAAGTCGTTGAAAGCTCTAATTTCTCCAAAATTTCCCCTTGGCATTTTTAATCCTCCTCAAATAAAAAGATTACATTTGTTAATAAGTTAATTATCCAGCGGGAGCCGTAGCGTCTGATTGAACCTCAATAACCCAGTTCCCCGAAGACCTTTCTCCGTAGGCGTACTCGTCATAATGGTAGAGCGCGGTTGCACCGCCGCCGAGTTCAGGCATACGCTTGGTCTCGACATAGGGGCTTCTGCCCTCCACTAAGATCAAACCCATCTGGCTAAAGACACCACCCTTGGCATCATTCCCGCTGTCAATCGACAGGTTGCCATCCTCAAAAAGCCTTGCTCCGGCAATCGTTCCCCGATAACGGTTCTGGAAAGCGTCTGCCGAAATGCCAACCGTGAGAGGGGCACCCCCCTGTGTTTCTACAATAGTATCGCTGGAAACAACGGAGATACCAGGGTTGGTCAACTGGAAGTCGATGTCAGCAAGCTGGAAGCCGTGGAACACACCGAATAGCGGCGCTGTCGACGGTGCAGGCTCAGTCGTGTTGGATGTAATTTGGTAAGCGGCTGAACTGATATCACTCGTGTCAAGACCTTGACCATCCCCACCGAGCTCGACTGACGCACCGTCAATAGCCGTGAGACCGTCCTGGTCTTTCTTCCGCTCTATTGCGTTCTGTGCCAGTGACCCTGTCTGGGCAAAGGCATTTGCACTGATCCTGATTGCCACCCTGTCCAGGATCACGGTATGAACACCTATCACGGTCGGGGTGATCGAGAGGAGCGTGTCGCTCATCTGTTGTGGGTTGTCCAGCTCCGTGGACTCGGTGACAGCCTGAGCTGTCAGCTTTGCCATCGAAACCTCGTTCCAGACAGTGCCCGTGTTCTCATCGAGTCGCTGGCGGTCTACCAGGTTGGGCATGACACCCGCGAACTCTCTAACTATCCTTGCCGCAGCTATCATAGTCGGTATACTGTCGGCAAGAGAATCAGTAATAGTATTTCCTGCTGCCATTTCTCTCTCCTCCTAAGACTAGAAGCGCCGTCCCTGATTTCGCATCATTTCAGCGCCTTTAAGTATTTCTTCTCTCGTCACGCTAACGTTAGGGTTTCCAAGCCTGCCCATGAGAGTACTGTTAGTCATAGAAGAGGGAGCCCCCGACCCGGAATCCAGGTCGTTTATACCGGCGTCTTCGAGGGCCTTTCTGACCCTTTCCACTGCCTGGCTTTCAGCCTGCTCCTCCACCTGTCTTCGCATTGTACGCTCATATTGTCGAAGGACCTGACTATACAGGGCATACGCCTCGTATATTCCCGCCATATCCTTGTTCTGGTAAGCCTGTGACCACTTATCGCGAAATTCCCCAAGCTCCTCCGAGGTTTCCAGGTTGAGCCCGGCCTCCTGTACTCCAGCCATGATCTCATCGGTCATACTGCCTATAGCCCTGGCAAAGGAGTCAGTCGAGCGGCGTTGCTGTGTCTCGGTTTCGAGTCTTTGCAGATCCTCCGTGAAGGCACTCTCGTCAGGATGATCCTGGTGGCGGATTTGCACCTTAACCAGATCGGTCAACATGCCTATACCGTCTGCAACATCATCCATCTTGGCGGTATCCGTCTGGAGTCGCCTGTACCTCCCGTCCATCGTCTTGATCTGCTGCTCTTGCTTAGCGTTAGTCGCCTGGAGTTCGGCTACCTGTTTCTGGAGCGCCTCGAGGTCGGACAGGGGTTCGGGTTCGGCCTGTGGTGCGGGTGTCTGCGTTGCAGGTGCCGCATCAACACCGTTAACCCGTCCCTCCGAGGAGGAGACTGCTGCTTCAACGGAACCAGGGTTATTCATCCCTGGAAGGCCGTTCTCTGTTGTCATGCGATTTCCTCTACTTTCTGGGGCTACCTGTCGGAGTCACCCGTAAAAAGATCGCACCATCAAGGCAAGGCTACCAAATATACCT